GCGATCTTGATTTCTTGTAATGACATAATGTTGTTCCTAGATGGGTTGTTTTATTTAATAGAGCTATTATACCACAGTGGGCCGTCAAATAATAGGAACAATTTACAGTTTGTTAGACTCTTTTGGAATAAGCCTGGGCTGCATATAACCAAAATTGAAAATGCTAATGAAATCAATAACTTACTCTTCCTCTACAATGTGGAGCTCCTCTATATCACTCTCCTTCCACGCATCCCCGATTAATTCCCTGACTTTGTACAGACGATCCAGACTTTCTTGTCTCGAGGGAGAGGGAATCGTAGAAGTCACCACATTGATCTCTGTATGTAGAGCATCCATCGCATCCCACAGGATACTTTGCACATCATTCATCATAGACATGATCGAGATAAAGACGTAATTGCGATTGTCCAGAAGACGATCACTAAATATGCCGTCGCGACGGTGCAGCTGATGCAATCTATACCCTTCATAGAGAGATCCACTCCACCTCAGAGAGGAGACAATCTGCACCCTCTTCCTTTAGAATATCATAGGCCAACTGCGTGATGTTGACAGTGCTGTGGTTCTCTCTCGAACCGATATGGAACTCCACCTCGAAGTCCTCATATGTTGCTTTAATGTGTTTCATATTCATTCCTTAACTATAGATTGCTGCGTCAATGCCTTCTCGAAGATCAGTGTTCTCTCGCTCCAATACTTCGATCTGACCGGTCAGAGAGATGATCTCTAACCTCGTAGCAGATATCTCTGCGTTCAGGGCATTTCTTTCTGCCTCTGCCTTGTTCCTCTGCGAAGTGACCTTATCGAGCCGTTCTTCGAGTGCCTTTGCAAGCGACGAGACGCTTCTCATTGAAGTTTTCATATGGTTCCCTCCGGTAGATGAGTCCAGCCAAAGGTATCACACATATAGAATGCATGTGGAAAGTGCTGCTCTACGATGTCACCTACAGATAAAGATCGCATAGGTTGAAGACGTTGAACAGCCTGATTGCCTTCTTCACCTGCGAACCCTGAGTGGGACTCATTACACAGACGATACACATCATCTAAGTAAGAAGCGTCAACACGTGCCACTGGTTCAAACCGCGACTCTAGTTCGCCTTCTGTGTAATCACCGGTGAAGGTAGGTTTTACACGCTGGTGTACAGTGTATAGTCGTGACATATCCATAATCAAAGTCCTCGAAAGCTAGAATATTGGGTGCGAGCAGGAATCCCTTTACGGGCCTGACCAGCACGCATGCGGCGTATCTTTGCTATAGTAAGCATCCGTCGTACACCTCGATGTGAACGAGCAGGTTTAACACTACGCTCAAAGCGCAGATTGAGGATAGGACTGTTACCAGCCATATGACACTCTGGATCGAGTACACGCCAATCCCACTGTGCCACATTGCGTGCTTCACTACGGGATTGGAGTTGCTCTAATGTAATAGACATATATTCTTTAGTTCCTTATGAGTCTGTAGTTGTCATCGTACATACGACGATCTTGGACGTAGATGTCCCATCGATTGGAGTTATCTTTGCCACCAATCAGGTCACCATGGTAGGTGTAAGCATTACGACCTGTCTTTACTTTTGCATCCCGATACTTGACCGTGACGCGTTTAAAATATCGAGTACCATCCGGATTCGAATTCTCTTTCAAATTTCGATTGTACTCCTTCACTGATTGCCTAAGCTCCTTGAGCAACATCGCATCGGTGTAGCTATTAGGATTGAGTGAGAACATATAGCTTGTTGATGTCCTCGTACGATAGCCTTCGCCTCTTCGTATTTCCATTTTTATATTGCCTCCTATCGGCAGGTCGTTGCGACCATATCGTGGCCTTCGGCGTCGAGCCTTTCGTTTATAACCTCGATCGCATATTGCGACGAAGCTCCTATGTGCCATTGAATTGGATAGCCTGAGCGAGCCTCGACTCCGGCATCGTAATGCTTCCAATCGTAAATTCGAATTTCGCCAGCTTCGAAATCGTCGAGGACGAATTCGGTCGAAACCTTTTCGCTGGCATCGTTGCTCGTGAGAGGCGCATCTCCTTCCCATGCGATATCGCGAATTTGGTCGAAGGTTGCCGTGACGTATCCAACTAATGAGCTCATAATTTAATTCCTATATGTTTCGTTATTTAATAGTGCTATTATACCACAGTGGCCGCTGGAATAATAGGACTTATTTACCTTTTCCTAGACTCTTTTGGAATAAGGAAATAAGCCCTTATAACCAAAAATTACCGGTAAAACCAAAGCTGATCGATTTTAAAACGTTCGATATCGTAACCTGAAGCCTCGATTTCCTCGTGGCAGGCCTCCAAGGATTCGAATATGCCTACGATTGGCTGGTCGGTCTGGACATGGTGGCGGACTTCGGAGAGCATCCATACCGCGCTTCGCTTGAGTGGTTGATCCATAATATAAGCCTATAAATTAATTCGTTTATTCATTTTACAGGTGCTATTATACCCGGTATGAAGGCATTTGTACACCTCTAAGCCATTGATTTCCTTAGAGTTTATTTTGAGTCGCAAGTGGTTGATTTGATTAGAGTTTTTCTTAGACTATTTTCGGCTAACCAAGGCGTTCTTAAGAACTAAAAAGAATATGATCTCAACCGCTTCGAAGGCTCGGACCAGCAACTTTGAGCGATAATTCAGCCTGCCATCAGCATTGGACCGAGCTCACCAGTTGTGGATATTCCCCGCTATAATAAAGAAGCAGGTAATAAAGTTGACAAGAACAATAACCGTCCGAATCATTGCAATCCTATCCGCCTCGGCATCTGTTGTTCCTTCCTTCTCACCTATGGCTTTCGCCCACAGTCTCCAATACTTTCTTATGGTTTCCATTGGCTACACAATCATAGAGATGTAGTGCTCGCTGTCAGATCTGGTGTCATGTATAATACTGTCTCCTCCATTATGATTATGATTCTCTGCCATATGCATACTGATATGCTAGCATCCTGATATAGCTGACCACCGTTATGTCCTCTGCACCATAGTTACTGCACACTGCCAATAAGTCCGAATCTGTCTGCATCTCTGATACTGCCAATATGTCGCAATCCTAGTGCAATGTTCTCTCTGCCAATTTATCCGAATCTATATGCATCTTCCATTCTGCCAATATGTCTGAATCTGACTGCATTGAATTCATCTAGGATAGTTCGAACTATATTAAACCTTTACTCCGGAATTTACTCCCACCTTTACTCCTACCGTTGCTCCCACCTCTGCTCAACCTTTACTCCGGGGATTTACTCATCACATCTCTGATCGATTAAGCTACCATTAAATAAGCGATTAATTATGTTCTAAGAAATGTCTGAATTTTGAATCTTTTACCCAAACCTTTACTCAATTCTGACGTTATTGTCTATAGAGTTACCGTTACTCCGAAATTTGCTCAAACCTTTACTGAATAACGTTATCCTATGTCTGACCTTGAAGTATAATGCTAGTGATGTAGATCCATGTAAAAGCATTCAATTTCTGTCTTATCTGGTAGTTTTACTGAATAACATACTCCAAAGCATTGTTGTATAGTTACCTTCGCACCTGCATTTGGATGTTTCTTCCATGGATTGATCCAATAGGTTTCGCCTCTCATTGGCCACTTCATAAATGTATTTCCGGATGACGATTGGCAGGACTTTGACTACGACGTAGTTCTGATTTGTAACTTTCCATACAATGATTTATATCCCAAAAGAAAATTGTATCAATGATTGGTCGTGCGATGATTGCCCATAGGTAGTCTTGTTGTTCGTGACGGTAACACGCTGAACTGATTGTCTCATCTGGATACCCTCCTCCCAATGTGATGATTGTCCACGCCAACTGATCTATCGCAATTAATAAATTCTTTACTCTTTGTCCTACTGATACCATTATAACCTCCTTCCTTGGGAATGTAATGATATTTATGAATTGGTCTTACTCCAGTAGGTCTGTTCTTCTACGGCATCCTGAGCCACTTGTATGTAATCTCGATCTTCCTCGTCCAATACATGAAATGCATAATTGACACTGTCGATAACCTTGGCCACTCGTTCTGGATCAGAGAGGTGTGTGTTGCTTTCCATCAAGGTTTGCAGTTCATCCATACGTTGTTTTAATTTGTTTCGAAGACTCAT